TAGAAGATCCGTCATGCTGAATCCCTGATCCTGTGACGGAGTAAAGAAACCCAGAATTATATTCTGTTGTTCGTATAACCTCTGTAATATTTGTGGTAGTTTCGGTTCGGCTGGTGGAACTACCTGTCGTAAAATTAGGTATAACTGGCACAGCGTAACAAGGAGCAGATATAACAAAGCCAAAAAGAAGAAACCTCCTCATTCGATAGTGAGATCAACGACAAACTGACCTGTTATTACGATCCCCGTTCCAGTTCCAGGTGTCATTGTAATATTGTGATTATCTAGTGCCACTGCTGCTGTTCCCACACTTCCTGCACTTGTAGATGTTAAGTCTGAAAAGTTTGGAACTGTACCAACTGTAATCGCACTACCTGGTGTGGCATCTCCTTCCAAATAGCTAGTAGTAAAACTAAACGCTTCACCACTGGTCGCTTGCGTTGCTGAAGGAAACGAAATACTCGGAACCCCAGAAGTCACAGATCCGAAACCGCCTATCGTAGCTGCTGAATTTGAGTCCACAGTTGTAACATTATTACCTGAGATGCTGTAACTAGATCCAACCTTATCTGCTGTGCTTGCAGCCGATAAAGATTCAAATTTTACGCTCGAAGATATATTGTGAGTCATGTCCGCATAAGCTGGTGCGGATACAAGTAGTAAAAGAGGAAGTAGCTTTTTCATTTGTTCGCAACTTTAGGGTTCTTATTATCTACTATAGTATCTTTTTTCTTCTTTATCTGAAAACCTAGTGATGCAGTAGAAGCTGAAAAAATCGAAGCAATAAATGTCGGGTCAAAATCTACAATCTTTTTGCCAGAAGGCGGTTCATAGTATGAAAGGGATAAAAGTGTTGCCGACCACAAAAGTACGCAAACTTTCACGATAGTTTCAACTTTACTAGGCTCTTGATCTTCCATAAAAGTTAAGATTCTTGTCTAATACTAGCAAAAGAGCTATGTTTGGGAAGTAACACATAAAACCGATGGTAAAAATTCTAAAACCTATCCTTCTAGTTTTTATAAAGTCAAAGGCAATGAAGAGACTAATAGTAGATCTGTTAAAGGCTATAGCTAAACAAACAGACAATACAATAGACGATCAAGCAGTTGCTTTTATCGAGGCCAGAATGTTTCCAGGCTCCACCACCTCTCTTCAATGATATGAAAGATGACGGGTTTATGAAAATGATCCATACGGAACTACCTCCCGAAGCAGAACTAATGATAGAACTTCGATGTAGAGAAGTAATGGCTTGCGAAGATACAGACAGACTAAAAGCCTTTTGTATAGACATGATGAAAAATCATGCCAGGGCTGAAGCGGTTTTATCTAAAGCAATGATGAGAGTAATAGAACTAGAAGCAACATTAGCCGTAATGAAAGCACCAACAAGAAAAACTACAGGAATCTACAAAGTTAGATGGTGGTTAGAGCAACTTCATCTCCACTGGAAGTACAGAAAAATAATAAAGAAGCATCACTCACGAGAAGCGTAACGAGCCTGTATGTCAGGCACTATCATTTCTGGATACTGGATCGTAAACCATTTGTGTCCACAGGCATAACAAAGCCTTCTACGAATTGTTATAAATTTTGAGTTTCTTTCAGACTTGATTACCTTCTGGTCGCTGTACATCTTACAGCCTGGGCACTCTACCCATGTTATTCTTTTCATTTTTTACTTAGCAGTAGTTTCTAAATCGTCAAAAATATCGTTCATTGATATTTCTCTTTGATCCAGTTTTTCATTTAGTCTCTCCATTTCGCTTAACATTCTGTCCATTTTCTGATCCTCGTGAGCCTGTTCATAAATAGGTTCTAAATAAGTATCAATGGCAGTTCTAACCAGGTGGGATATAGATTTACCTGGTCCGCTAAGACTTTCCAATGCTTTATGCTGAGAGGTTCTAAGCTGAACTGTAGTTCGTATTAGCTTATCCTTTTCAAATAGTGATGATCCTTTGATAGCCATGTTTTTTAATGTAGTATAGTAGACTGAGGACTTACAGATCGGGTTAGCTTATTTAGTGGTATTTTACTCGGAGGTAACCAAGAAACCCCCTAGACCCACCACTAAATCCTCGATGGGAACTTGTAATATCATTTGTAAAATTGTGCCAGGGAATATGAGGGTCATGGTTCCCAAGATTACAAAAAAGCAGCATAACTACCTGATCTATTAGCAGGTTGATCTTGCCTCAGACATTAAGAAAATTCTTTGTCTGTTACATCAACCCAATGGAACATATCTAATGTCCAAAGTGCCATTTCTGGTGGTTTTTGTTTATAACAGAATGTCCTTTTAAGGTCAGGATCATAATGAATCTGACCTATGTAGGGAGCTTTTGGAAAATCAATTCCAAGTGATGAACGGAAATAAATCATTCTGCAACAGCTTGTTTTTCTTCAGCTAAGATTTCTTCTTCAGTAGGTTCCCTAAAGTCTCCTGGAAAACAACCTTCTGGTTTGACTAAATCATAGTAAGGAGTCTTTTCAGCTTCTTCCTCAGTTATTGGAATACCAAATAAACCTTTATGTTCTTCGTCTTGATCTAAGACAGACTTGCCATAGCTATCGAACCACCAACCGACTCTTTCTACATCTATCGGGTAGTCATCAGTCCCGTTATAAATGGTGGGTAACATAAGGTCAAGAGCCTTCTCATAAGATTCAGCTTCTATTTCAAACACTTCGTATAAAATAGTCTGTGTTTTGACTTTGTAAAGTTTCTTTGTGGTCATAATAAATTTGAACTTCTTTAGAAGTATAGCAACAAAGTGCCACCACTATGTAATCTGTTACGAAACTTTAACTTTCGGAGTTAGCCTTTCTTCCATCTATTCTTCTTTGTACTGATTCTCTCCATAACAATTCATCTTTTGCTTCAGCTATCTTGTA